CGGATAATGCAGGGTTCTCGCCTGCAGGTTTACTTAGGGAGCTTATTAACTCATGCGAAAACCCTATCGGGGAATCGGCTAGTATAGAAGTGTCTATATTTAGACCGTCGCTTAGTAAGGTCTGCGCCGCTAGAATATTAACGTAACCTGTAGTGAGTCCACCAAACGATACAAAACTATCGTCACTAATCCCGATAGTATCAGTTACCCATTTATTGAGTCGAGTACTAACCGTATCCGTCACAATATTCTCGTCGTCCAATCGACTAGCCATCGCTATGGTGGCTATATCAAACATCGAGTAATTATCTGGAAGCGTCTCACCGACTGCTAAAGCCGCAACACTAGCCATGAACGCAGAGTCTTCCGTTACATGGAATATCTCATTACCCGCTTTAAGCTGTTCCGTAAAACTCAACCCGTCGAAGATTGATCGACTTAGGTGGGTAGATATTTTATCTGTAAAGGTGGCAGATTCGCTATAAGTATTAACCCCCTCCCGAGACAACACTTCTGAAAGTGTTAGAGTATCGCGGATAGACTTACTGAAGCCACGTCTACTCTGGTCGTGTATTGACCATTCCCCTACCGCACTTACATCTTTGAACGATAATCGGCTACTAAAACCGATGGTATCATTGACCGATTTACGTATAAATAGACTGTGGGTTTCCGATAGAGGTAATAAATTAATCCTACGTATATTAGTAGGGTAATAATCTAATTCTACGCTACTGGCATCTAATCGACGGTAATACGCCTCAGCTTGCAGATCCGTTCGGACCAGCGTATCCGTGTCTACGGCTAAACGGGTAAATGTATCGAGAGAACTGACCGCCTCTTCGTACTCGACCGTAGCGCGTATTTTCACTTAGAACGCGTCCCGTACTTTAAACTTAAATCTATCTACTACTGTTTGGGGACTAGATCCGTCAGATCCGGCTACAGCTATCTCGGCTTCATACGTTCCTGCAGATACATCTAATGCTGTAGTCCCGCCCTCTTCGGCGGTCCAGTGCATCGTAGCTTTACCCGTAGCAGGGTTATCATCGATAGTGCAGGGTAATATTACGGAGGTCTCCCCTCCCAGTTCTCTGAACTTAGCCGTTACTACTTTATTAGTAAGATCTAATACAGCCCATGTAGACGGGTCGTCTTCATCTATAGACAGTTCTACAGATTGACCCTCTACCATTATGGTAGCGGCTTTATTAGCGTCTCTTAAAGTAAATATTAACTCGGGTTCAGTGTCCCCCGATACTAATTTGATTGTTTCGTAATACGCCATGTTTTACTCCTCCGGAGGTTATTCTCAGCATTGGCATGCGGTAAATCATATGTCTATTGAGGTGGTACTGTGTTGGCGCCTTGTGCGTTAGGATCTACCATCTGGTCCACTTGGAACTTAAGTCCGAGAGTCCTAGTAAAGGCCTCATAGTGATGTAACGCGCGTTGTGCGTTACCTGCAAAATCCGCATCTTTACTGTATGCGCGATACAGTACGTAATCTAATACTGCGTTGCTGTACACAAGCGGTATCGCTAAATCCTCTGTTACATCTGTAGCGACTACAGGAACCGAAGAATACACTATATCCACTTTCGTACCTACTAGGACTCCAGGGTATACATAAAAAACTTTAGGGTCCCGAAGGTCGAAAGAATAATGCTCGACCGAAGTCTTAGTATTGACTGACTGCCAAGATCTTAATTGGGCATCTAGTACTGCGCGATCGACTACTGTTATCGCATCCGAGGGTAAGCTAGTCGCACTGACATTCCGCGGAACATCTATGAGTCGAATACCTGCAGGAAGGTATGTAGCAGGGACGGTAGCGGGAGTTACCGCGACATCATCGACCCCAGGGATATATTGCTTAGTGCCCGCCGCTAATGAAAGCGTCGTCGAAGTTACACTAGCATCCGGTCTAAATAACACTACCTCCGTTTGCGCGTCATTGACCCACTTGAGTAGCTCATCTTCCTGCCACCGGACGTTAGTAGTATCATGTAGAATGATCCCCGCCCGTTCTATTAAATTTTCTATACTAGATGCCATAATTATCTCACCATACTGGGGCTATTTCTGGATTAGCCGAGTCTTTAAATGCGTATTCCCTACGGGCCTCGGACTGAGCCTGAGCTGTAGCTTTACTATATAACTGGTAATAATGCATCGCTAGATCTGGATTACTCCACGCCACTGCTGGCTGTAGAAACAGCAAATGCTTTGCCTTCATTACTATTGGTTCGTACCACCGGTCGAATAGTGCGTCGTCTACCGAAGTCGCGTTATACTGAGGTTTAATCGAAGCCTCAATGATTAAGCCATTAGTCACTCGCTCCGCCGGTGCCTCCGTCAAATAAACGGTATTAGGGTCGTCTGTGGTATTACTAAACGTAAACGTCATATGCGTTTCCAACCACGACTCGCTAAACGGGTTGTGATGTTGATGTGCACCTAAGTTCTGTAGGAACACACCCGCCGCGCTTACATTTAATATATGTACTACATCCGTCTTCGACGGTATATCGACCTCATAATTAGACATCCCTCCAATCAGGGGTAACGTCGCCTTAACGCGCCACGCATCTGTCCTCTGACAAAAGTCCCTAATAGCATCCATCACCGCCACATCAATCGTGATAGACGGACACCCCCGTACTTCGGGGGCTATAAACCGATGAAACGAATCTAGCTTCATCCGACTATACTATAGGGGTACGCTTGTACCCTACTAACTGGATTCGAATGCGTCGCAGGGTCGTACCCTACGTCATAACTGACCGCATCATGTAGAGCTCTCTCCACACTAACCGGTACTTCTACTTCTTCACCGCGCTGTATGAGCCATAGCTTACCATTGACTCCTACTTGCACTGAATTTGATCCTTGGTCGCCCGCAGTCTTATGTATAAGAATGCGAACTGTATTCTTTTTGGTTACTTCTCTGATCTCGTCTTCCTTGACTACTACATCTTTCTTAGATGCCACTACTTTCTTAGTCGCCATGCTAATTTCCTCATCCTGAGTAAAAAGAGAGGGCCCTCCTAGGAGGACCCCCGATTCCTTATAAGTCTGTTACTGTGACTTCAAGTCGAGTCATCCAAGACTCGTTTAAGATTGTCGCAGCAAAGTACGACTTCCAACCTACAAAACCAACCTGACCTAGAGGGTCAGACTTCGATGGAGTTCCTGGATTCAGGACTGTTGGAGTAATGGCATTAGCGCCTTTCAAAGGAACTAAACCATATGCGTGCTTAGCGATGATCACAACGGGATATACGTCCGCATTAATAATCTCTGCGGCACCGGCGCCACCATCACTAGTACCAACCATACCTGCGGCATCCCCTGCCGTTGATGCATCAGTTCCATCACCTAGCACCTTAGCGCCTTCGCCTGCAAACGGAGTAAGTAGCGGTGTCATTACAAACCGTACGTTCTCAACTGAACCGATCTCTTCAGGGCATAGAGGTTTACGTGAACCGTAATCCGCTAGATGAATAAACCCAGCCAGCTGTCTAATATCGTGCTCACAGTCAGTGTGACAGAACGCGATATAGCCGCCCTCGATTGCTTCAGTACCGAAGTTTACAGAACTACCCATCATCGTTGTGACTGGCTTAGCTCTATTACGCTTAAGTGTACGAGTAACTGCACGGATCTGACTAAGGGCAATAACCGAATCTACATCATCACGAGCGGTAGGAGTCGCTGAAGACGATGCGCGATGTACTACTGAACCGCCACAAATCTTACCCCAAGTAAGCATCTCAATAGTCTCTGCGGCTTGTTCGCCGAGAAGCATTGCCGCGTCACTTAGTACCGGATCTTCTGATAGGTCTTGCACGATATCTGTGATCTTAACTAGACCACCGTACTGGTTTAATTTAACCCATACGTCTTCGTACTGCATTTGCTGCACAGTAGGCGTCACACCCTCGATAAGCTTGGTGATCTGACCTTTCACTGTTCCATCAGCGATATTAGTCGCATCATCGCGTTGTACCAAAAATGGTACTGGACGACGAAATACAATAGTATCTGATGAGTTTTTAGGCATTGGTTTAGACTGCCCAAATTTAGATAGTACAAGGATAGGCTCCGCGTGTTGAAGCATTTGCTTCGCCGCGTAGGCCGCTGTACGTTGTGATATATTACCGTAATTGGTAGACGGTGTGCCTGATGCGGCGTACCCTGTAGCGTCTTGCGGGTTAAATTGCGCGCCTGCCGCTGAGGAAAATTCTGTTGCCATGATGGCTCCTTTTTAAAAGATAAACGAATACATTCTTCGAAGTTCTTCTAACGAGGGGCTGGTATGGTGCGGCGTGAGCGGCTACTAATCCGTCGTACTACTTCCGTGTCATTGAATAGAGGGGTTCGACCGCAATTAAGGGGCCAAACCCGTACTCAGCAAGCTAGTCCTTATTCGCAAAATACGCAAAGGCGGACTCAAAGTCATCGGGAGGTCCCGATGGTGTAGTCCGACCTCTCTTTGGAACGGCTACATTACTTTTTAGCACATTCTCCCGAGACGTTTTGATTTCGGCTACTTGCTCAGACTTACTGCCATTATAACATTTTAGGAGGTAAATGTAATCCTCCGATTCAAACGATTTCTTTAAATCCTGCACCTTGAGCGGTTGGTCATCTAGCCATGTGGTGAACCCGTCAGTATTTATAGTGTCCTGCCACTCAGGGTAAGCCCGAGACACTATATCTACCTGGCTATCTACATACCGCTCCTCTTCCATCTTACGAATAGGCGCTAATCGCTCTTCCACCATGCGCTCGACTCGGGCCTCCATGGCGTCTAACTTCTCCGCAGTCCCGTCCGCTATATCTGGATATTCCTCTTTAAGGCTATTCCATTTAGTAGTATCAGACTCCACTGCAGGGGCCTTATCCTCGGCTGGGGGCGAGTTAGACTCGTACAACTTACGAGTGAGGGCTGACACACGCCCGTTACCCGAAGCAACGCTGTGCTCTAGCTCCTTAATCTTAGCCTGCGCGGCCTCAAATTCCCCCTTAAACTCGGCATCGGGTTCTGGTTCTGGTTCTTCTACTATCTCAGCTTCTGGTTCTTCTACTGTCTCAGCTTCTGGTTCTTCTACTGTCTCAGCTTCTGGTTCTTCTACTGTCTCAGCTTTAGGCTCAGAAATATCACCCCGATCCTCGTTCCATGCCGCTTCGAACTCGTCCAATTCCTTTTCAACTTCTTCTTCCATGTGTCCTCCTAGACTTCAAATATATCCGGTTGTGCTCGCGCCTCCTGTTGGCGCTCAGGTAATACGGTTAACTGGTTAAGCATGTGGACCCGACCCCTATGAAATTGAGTATCTTCGTAACTCAACTTCGGATTAGACAGGGCCTTAATAGAACCCTCTAGCTCTTTAGTGGTCCACTCGGTAATCGATACCCACGTAGGTGAATGTCGGTCTATCATATTCCTTTACCCTCATTTTTCTTAGCGTAATCTAGTTCAGACATGTGCATGTTAGCTTTGTTGTCCTCGACTACCTGCGTCTCTGCCAATTTCCCTTCTAGCTGAGCCATCGATGAATGCCCTTGCATCTCCAACTTCATCATCTCTATTTTAGCGTCCATCTCTGCTATCTGAAGTTTCGCCTGGATATCCATCTGCTTCAACTGAATCTCTAGTGGCGGCTCTTCTGCTTCTGCCGCCTGCGCTTCTTCCATAGCCTTAATTTCTTCGTCAGAAACGATAACATCATTAGGCGTGATGTGTTGAGCCTGAGCAACCTTACGAAATAACTCTGCATGTTTCACCAATGGTCCAAATACGGGAGACTCAGCCAACTGCATCATGGTGACTAATGCCTGGGTCTGAGTTTCTTTAACTAGTAGTGTTGAACTACCCCGCGCGTCAACCTCGAAATCGCCTTTGATTTCTTCTTTAGGGTTAAACTGCATATTCCAGTCATAGAATCTTGAGATCAGTGGTGTAGTCACCTCGTCATCGAATGCCTTAACTACACGTCTAAGCACTACGTTCGAAGAGTTAAGTAGCATTGACATACCTGATGCAGTATCTGGCGCTCC